ATCTGTAAACAACCACCAAGCACCATACTTTTTCTTTGATTCCATTTGTAGCTTTTGTCCTTCTTCACTATAAGGGTCTACTGCTTTTACTCTTGACATTCTTTGTTGTAAAGTACCTGCATACTTTCCCCACATATCATAAGTTGGGTGTGATTTGGCTTTTCGTTCTTGCCAAGCTATTTCTCTTTTGTTTAGTCCCATTTTATTCTCCTATTTTGATAACTTGTTTGTTAAATCTTCTACTTCTTCTTCTAACCCTCTATTTGATTCTTTTAATTCTTCCATTTCTGCTAACAATGATAACCAATCAGTAAATTGCATTGTTGCATAAAACTGTGCATTCATCTTAAATACATTTACTGGTGTTTTTGCTACTGGACAATCATCATCTATTTGTTCCCACCATTTAGGAATCATAAGTTTCTTTTGGTCTTTCACTTCAAAGTGATAGTTATATGCAGCAGAATCAGGGTTAATATCTATAATGTCCCCCTTGATTGACATTCCACCTGATTGTGGAGTTCGTCTTACATTTGTATCTAAATATCTATTAATCATTTTAGCAACTTCTCGTTCTGCTCTTTTACCTTTTGCTTGTGAATTTATTGGCATACCAAATCCTTTACTTTTATCAAAAGTCCTTTAGATGTATTATTATCTCCACCTTTAACTATTTTTGCTTTTTTATCTTTTAGTAATCTTTTCATTTTTTGTTTTAATTTTTTTGTGCTTATGGTAATACAAAAATCATCATCAATATAGTAAGTCCAAAAATCTGCTTGTGTTGTTGATATTCCTGACAATTTATCTCTTGATTGAAACTCAATAAATATATTACCAGTTTCTTTTGTTTTTCTATCAAACTTTACTTCTATCTTTTTCTTTGATAACATTTGATGAAAATCTGTTTCAGCCATTTCTCCTAATTCTAAATCATACTTGAAATCGCTGTTAAACTTCATGATAGGAGAAAGGGACAACTACTATTCGATTGTGATATGTTAATTAAACAAAAGAGTATAAGAAGTAGTTGCCCCAGTTTTTCCTTTAAAGTAATATTAGCCCCACAAACATAATTCCAAATAATGCAACAATCAACCAAACAATTAAAAGAAGTAACATTATTATTGTATGATTATCCATCATTAAAATGGCAGTTCATCTTCATCTACTACTACTGGTTGAGAAGGACTTTTTGCATCTATTCTTTGTTCTTGTAGTTTTGCAAGATTGTTTTCTACTGGAGTACCAGTTTTATTTTCACAAGATTCAACCCAACCTTCTACTCTATTAAACTCAGAAACAAATTGTTCTTTAGTCCAAGTCATATCATTGGCTATATAAAGTTTTACAACATTATTAAAAATCATACCAAATCTTGCACCATTTGTGTAAGTAGTGTTAGTAGTATTAACTTGCTTCTTAAGTGCCTTATCTTTTTGTAGCTGCACTTCAAACTCGTTTACACTTTTCTTTACATTTTCAAATTGAGGATTAGCAGATTCTTTGCTAACCTTTTCTACTTTCCAGTAATTACGAAGTTGTCCTTCATTGGTAGTAAATTGTTCCCAACTTAACAAGAAGTCATCTCCAGTTGATATGGTATCTAATTTCCTTTTTAGTGAATCAGTAGCATCTAAGGTGCTTACTGCACCATCTTGGATTACTTCATACTTAAAGGTGTTGAACTTCTTACCTTGCCATTCTTTTTCTTCATAGACACCACTTGAATTTAAAGTCAATCTAAGTTGTCCACCTATGTTTGCTTTTAGGTCTTTTAAATTTACAAAAGCCATATTTTCTCCTTTTAATAGTTTAGTCTTATTTTTTTATTTTTAGTATTGAAATTATATATTTTTTCAATATTTCTCAAATAATCTTCTTTGCACGATTGATGCAACATTTTTGAACTTTGATAACTCATTTTTTTTAAAAGAGTTCTGTGTTTAAAATCCTTTAATTTTAAGCAATCCAACATCGCCAAAACAAAACTTCTTTTTCTTACTCCATCATAATATTTCTCATAAGATAATATTATTTGTGCATTATGTTCTGCATATTCCAAAGATTTTATTTTAAATTTTCCTTGTTTAAATTCGTCATGATTATTCGCTCCTGGTTGACCATGATAGCCTTTTAACAATAATATAGATTCGTTGTGATTAAATCCATATCTATTTTTAAAATCTCTATATTGAATGTATTCAGGAATTCCTTTATTGCAATAACTATGCATATAATCTTCTAAAGTCCAATTTTTATTAATAGTATTTAATCTATGGACTTCTGACATTCCTAAACCATCAACTTTAATAAAATATATAGGTTTTTTTAAAGACTTTAAAACAGTAAATCTATGTTGCCCATCAATAATTTCATATTTTTCATTAACAATTATTGGTACTTGTATATATTGTTCAGATATAGATTTTTCTAATCTATCTAATTGCAAATTATTTACATTTCTATTTCCATGTATAAATTTAAATAAATCGTAATCTTTTGTTTCATATACTTGATTGATTAAATTCATTATTTTCTCCTATTCAATGTGTTCAGCAGATGTTGGATTTGGAATCAACCTCATTTCTTCTTTAGGTCTTTTTGCCATTTGTTCTGCTAAACGATTTTTCTTATTTTCTACTTTTTCACGAATATTTCGTAAATCGTGTCTAAGTGTATTTTCATTATCATTGTCGATTCTATTTCGTTCCATAACTTCAATCAACAATTCTAATTCTTCTAAGGTAAGTTTTACAAGTACCATTCTTTGATTACCTTCTTTAAAAATTCCCACATAACTATCATAAAGATAGTGTAAGCTATAATTTCTACTATCATTTTATTCTCCTTTTATAAGTTTGATATAGTTTGTAAGGCATCTAATATATTATTAGTACCATAACTTGTTGTAGGTGATACTGATGTATTCCAATCTATACTTGCATCAGAATTTAAATCATTTCCAATTCTAAGATTATTGTAATCTACATTATTGGAATAAAATCGCAAAGGTGCAATTCTATATCCATTACAAGTAACCAAACTCGCACCATATCCATTATCAAACCTAAAGATATACTGCACATCTCCATTAGCTTGTGTTCTTCTACAAACTAAATTATCTAAAAATATTGTTAAACTCATTTTGTTCTCCTTTATTTAATTAACTCCCCAAGTTTAAATATAAACAAATGAACTTGTCAATACTTTTTTTGCTAATTCTTTTTTTTCTTATAATTCTTCTTATGCTTTAACTTTATATTTGTCTTTGTCTTGCACCCTTAGTATAACCCTTTAATAAGACTTGTTATCCACATACTTATCCACAATTTGTTAATTAAGAACAAGAAAGTTGTCACTTTTTAGTTCAGTATGCTTTGTATGTATCTTGTTAAGATTAATTCAATCTTGAAATAATGTTTCTCCCTAACTAATTGAGTTAATGATGCACATCTCATAATTACATCATGTGCTGAAGACTCCTCATCAGTTAAGACATTATCACCAACAGGTTGCATCATAATTGCTTCATCTCCAACTGTATCATATTTCTTTACAAGTTCAATCAACTTGTTTGATACATTGGTTGGAAAGCTATTATTCCTAATCATCTGTTTTATAGTTTCGTAACCATTAAGTCCACTATATTTATTAGCCATGTTTCTCACCCCCTTCTCGTGTCTTATTTGGGTATCAGGGTTCTCAACCTTCTGTTTAACTATCTTGTTCTTAATTAACATACCCTTATAATAAGCATATCAAAGGGACTTGTCAATAATTAAAGTCTTAATCGTTTCATGTGAAACACTTTTATAACCCTTAACTTTTTTTTAAAAAAGACTTGCACTTTATTATTTATTGTAGTAATATAAGGTATGTTAATTAAAACAATGGAGAAAAAAATGATTAAATTAAACGATACACAATTAAATAAAAAAATAGATGACTTAATAGATTATTATAGAAGTTGTTTTACAGCAGTTAATAATGGTTTAAGTGATGTAGATAATAATGATGATAGAAATCTATTTAACACAAGTAAAAGATATTTAGCGAATGGTCCAATTAGAGATGCTTTAAAAAATCAATTAAAAAAAGATTTAGGAAGTTTCTTTGATACCTATACAGATGATAATGATAATTTTAAAAATGTTTATGATTTGAATAAAAGACAAATAGATATTATTACCGATTCTGTAAAATGGGTAAATGATAACTTTTAATTGTACTACCTCTTAGATACAAAGAACCCCCTAAAATAAGGGGGTTTTTTGTTTATGGGGTGATTATATACCTTTCAGTATAAAAGTCTTGTATTTATTGGATTTGTTGCCTTAAAACTAATTGTGTGCTAAATCTTCCATCTGCTATTTCAGTAAATGTCATTGGCTTATCCAATCGTACCCAATGAAAAGATGAGCCATCATACCAAACAAATTTCTTAGCTTCGCCTTTGATTGCATCTTGCATAGTAATTAAATTAGTTTTAAATGTGCTTGAAATATTTTGAAATGATATAGTATGTACTTCTTGTCCTGGATTTACATTTAAAGCATATTCTACTCCACCTAAACTTCTTTGGATTGAGTTTTCATAATCAATGGATGATTGAACATTGACATCAGGTTCTACTTCAAATGATAATTTCTTACCAATTAAGACTTCGGATACATTAGATACTGCATTTAAAAATTTCACATAAAACTTATTACTTGTAGTTTCTGTTAAATCCCCAACTTTCCAACCTGCTTCACTTGCTACTGCTATGGTTTCTAAATTTGTGATACTTCCACTTGCACCACTTAATATTCTAATAATAGAACCACTACCACCACTTGCACCTGTAAAATATGCTGCAGCAACATCTGCTGTAGCACCACCTCCTAAGGCATATTGTATTGTATCTCCATTATTAATTGCTGAAAAAGTTGTTCCAATATTTTGGTCTGCAGACCTTTCATGATTTGTGATAACATCTGATTCTGCAAAAGTTTGTGATGGTGAAGAACCTGATACTGTGCCTTCATTTACATCGTTATCACTTCTGTATTGATTAATTGAATCGTATATAAAATAACTTGCCATTATACTTCCCTCGTTTGAATTGAAACCTTACCTAAGGTTCGTTTTAAATTTGTTATTATAAATTTCTTTCCTGACCAAGCATCTTTGAATAGTCTTGTAGGCATTGCAATAAAGCTATCAAAGGTATCTGATATTTCATCAAAGGGGCTACCAATTTCACTAAAAGTAGTTTCCCCAAAGTCTATAGCATCACCAACTTGTAGCATTGCATACTTTTCAGGATTGACTAATGTTGCATTTACTGTGGTTTTATATTCGCCAAATAAACTTTTTCTAAAGTTAATCCAACTGGAGTTTCTTGAACCTGATACATCATCTACTGCATCAATCAAAAAGTCTAAATTCATTTCTTGTTTTTGATGTGAAGCATTGTCAAAGATTGTTCCATGTACCGAACCACTTACTGCTGAAGTATAAGTATCTTGTTTTAGATATTGATTTTCAGCAGGGTGTTTTTTGTAATTAACAATAATATTGGTTTCTAAATCAGAAACTGGTGTAATCCCTAATTCATAATCTGATATATCTACTTGTGATAAATCTGCTGCTGCAGTTATACTATCAGGAATAGTAAAGTATCTTAAAGGACTTACTCCACTAATTGCAGTTTGTTGTGCTTGTGGACTGAACTCAAAGAAGAAACAACCCTCATATTGTAATTGTTCCATTATTCCTTCTAATTCTTCTTGTTCATCTAAAGCCAATCTTGTTTTCCAATGTGTTGATGTTGGACTGGTCAAAGTAGAATCTCTTAGTTCTGCTACTGCCTTATATCCTGAATTTTCTATCTTTGCATCTGAATCTGAATCGGCAACATTTAATATGCTATGTAATAATTCTCTATGAATTGCTACTGGATTATCTAAATCAGTTAATGTGGCTACCGATGAATATGCTGTAAAAGATTCTGTAGTTACATCTCTACCTAAATATACTTTTTCTATTCCTGCATTAAATTCTTGTGATGCAATCGGTTCGTTAGCCAAGTCATTGGTTGCAGTAACTGTTACAAAAACATTACTTAAAATAACATTGAAATCACTATAATCTCCATTACCACCTTCTGCATTAAATCTAAAACTTAAATATAGTTCATCAGGTAAGGCATTATTGGTTAAGATACTTGCTATATTGGTAGAGGTTGGTAAAGCAGTATTGGTTTCGTCTGTTTTTACACCACTACTACTTGTTCCTATTAATTCAACATCTCCACTTGATGAACCAAAACTACTACTCAAAGATGTTGCTAAATTAAAGAATGCCCCATCAGTACCACTCGGACTTCCAGTTATGGTTTGACTATATGTTCCTGATAATCCTAATGTGATTGCAGTAATCTTACCAGTTACTTGTGGCATTTGTAATTTAAACACTACACCTTTTGATTCACTACTAAATCCTGCTGTGTTTGCATAAGTAGCATTATTGCCTGTATTACCATTGTAAACATTGTCAAGACTACCAGCAGTTAAACTTACACCACTTCCAACTATCGTTGCAGTTACATCATCAGGTAACATCTTAAATTGTCTTGTCATTAATGTTGGTACTTTTAATACTTTTACACTATCTACTGTTGCAATAGTTGTATCTGTGTTTACAAGTTCTACAAATCGTTTCATACCTTTGTCATAAAACTCTAATTTATCAGAACCACTTGTTCCTTCAGGAACAATGTACATAAAATTTTTACCATCATTTTTTAAGAAAGGACAAGCATAGACATCTTGCCCATTGACAAAGTTAGTATTAGCAGTATAATCCCCATAAACTAAAGGAACTATTTTATTATTATATTGTGGATTGTCTGCGTTTACACTTCTGCCTTGTGGTACAGATACATTTTGAAATGGTCTATTTGATACTACACTTAATACAATCGTATTTCCTCTATATCCAAAGCTACTTATTTTACCACTAAACATCTGCAAAGCATTAGCAGCAGTTCCATCATTATCTAATTGAGATAATATATTTACTTGCCCATTGATATAATCATTACCTAATAATTCTAATAAGGTAGTTCCATCTAAATCTATATTAGCAATATTCAAAGTTACACTTCCTGTCTTTGTAGTAAACCCTTTTAAATCAAGTGAATATGATATGCTTGGTTTATTTAAGATTGCAGGGTAATAGTCTAAACTATTATATATGGTTTCAGAAAAACTAAATCGTAAATCAGGTGTATTAGTATAAGCAACACTTGAGTTAGTATTTTTAAATATCTGTACCAACCAGTTTTCTGTCATGGTCGGTGATAACTTTGATGAATAATTAGAGTTCGTAAAACTCATTAATATCTCCTCATTCGTTTAGTAGTTCGTTTAGAGTAACTTGCTTTTTGTTTGCCTTTTTTGGTTGCTTCTCTTTTTTTTCTTGTTTCATAAGCATATTGAGATGATGTCATGGATTTAATCAATCTTTCAGGTAAATATCTTTCACCAGTTTTTGATGACTTCTTACCTGACTTCGTAGTCCACTTTTGTTTAGTCCACCTACTTAAAGCCTTAGCAGATTTGGTTTTTCTACCACGATAACCACCACCTGCTTTTTCGTATGCCTTTACAAGAAGTTGTGATTTTCTTGCAGACCATTGACCACTTCTACCACCTTTAGAACCTCGCATTATACGATTCTTAATTCGTTCTCTTAATTTAGGTTTGGTAAAATGTTTAGACATTATTGACCAATCTCCCTTCTTATGTTATTTAGTATTTCATCTTCTCTAAATTTCATAGAAAGGTCTGCTTCAAATCGTTTCACCTCTACACCATATTCAAATATGATAATAGTAGGCACTACTGTTATATCCCATTCTTTTTGAATAACTGCACCGATTTGTTTATTAGCTAAATCTACATATCCAGTATAGCATTTATCTATTTTTTCAAGTGGGATTCTGTTTGCCCAATTCCACGAAGCATTGACTTCTATTACTGCACAAAACTCGTTTTTCATTAATTGAATATCTTGAAAATTATCCAAAGATACTGATTGCGATTGTAGCCAAGAAGTAGATAGTCCAAGCCATAATAACAACATACTTATCCATTTTTTCATAATCCATCCTATTTATTGTTCATATTAAGTAGGGTTTCATTGATACTTCTTGTATCTTCTTTAATGTCATCTACCTTATCTTCTAATTTTTCTACTTTTTCTTCAGTATTTAAAATAGAATTTCTTATCATTTGGTCTTTCAAATCATATTCTGTTCTACTAATTGGTGGTTCAGGTAATTGTTTAGCTTCTTCAATGTCGGCTTGAAGATTAAACCATAGCCCAACTACCATAAATATAGTTACAGCAATACTAATAAGTGTTTCAATACTGAATGTAAATTTAGTTCCTTTGCCAAGTTCCACTTTTATATCTCCTTATAAGTTTAGTTTTTCTGCTCGTCTAATAGCAGGAATTATTGTATCTACTACTGTTTCATCTACCAATGGGGCAGATATATTTATTGTGATGTTATTTCCACTACTTGAAGGACTTGGTAATGGTGTTACATCAATTCGTTCCATACCACTTGCATTGTCTCCTACTACCACTCCATTTCCAATAGGTAAAGTTGTTCTACCTTTGGTTACAAAACTACCACCAGTTGCAAAAGAAGAAAATAGTTGGTCAGTTACTTTACCAATCATTCCACCTGCTCCTGCTGCTACTGCAAGATTTATAGGAAATGGTAATGCTTTCATAATACTTGAAATCAATCCTGCTTGTGCTTCTGCTACTTCTGCTTTGATTACTGATAGTGCTGCTTGTTTAGCATTTTGTCCTGAAAGTATTGCTTCTTGTAGATTGTTTTGTATCCTTTCTTTGTGAAGTTGGTCATCAATGGTTTTTTGTGTTTTAGCTGATTTTTTCTTGTGTTCTAAAAAAGAATCTTCTTGTTCTTTCATAAAATCAAAAAAAGTTTCAGTCGCTTCCTCCATACCAGCAAATGCTAAATCTAACTCCCCTGCCATATCATCTTCTTCTCCAAATAGAGAGAAAGTTGGTCTTTCTCCAACTATTGATTCTTGAAGTTGATTAAACTCTTTTTGTAATCTAATTTGTTCAGCAAGTTGTTCTATTTGTGTATCGCTTGAATCAATCTGACTTTCCAAGTTTTTAATTATTTTTGGAAGTTCAGCATTTAACCTTTGATGTTCTTCTCTTGTTCTTCTATGTCTTTTTTCTCCTAATTCTTCTCTTTCTTT